CGGGGTGTCATATTACCTTGCCATTTTCGGTGCCACGGCGGGCCAAGAAGTCTATTTTCGGATGAGCCTTTAAGCGTCGGCAAATGTTCAAATGCGGGGCTTTTTTCTCCGCCCTAGAATGACCTTCCAAGGCAACCGCCGTGCCTAAAGCGGCGAGGAAGGTGAAGACATGGCACAGCGCAAACCCGTCATTGATGACGAAGACGACACCGCTGAACTAACCCCCGACCAGGAAGCCGACGATGCCGAGGCGCAAGAAGCCGAAGGTGAGCCGCCAGCAGACGAAGATTCCGAAGGCGAGGGCGAGGAAGGCGAGGGCGAGGGCGAAGGTGCGCCCGCTTTCGACGAAGACGACGCCGGCGAAGACGATGCCGACAATGCCGTTATCCGGCGGATGCGCGAACGCTTGAAGGAACTCGACCGCGAGAATGCCGACTTGCGCCGCCAAGCGCCCGCCCCGGAACTGGAATTAGGGCCAAAGCCGACCTTTGAAAGCTGCGATTACGACGAAGAGGAATTGAGCCGGCAGCTTGACGCCTACAAGGACAGGGAACGCAAGATCATCGACGCGCGCGCGGTGCAAAACCAGCACGCCGAGGCGGCGCAGCGCGATTGGGAAACCGACTTGCGCAGCTACGAGCGCCAGCGCGACGAATTGAAGCTGCCCGATTTTGAAACCGCCGCCGAGGTTATCAAGAGCAGCCTGACCTTGGCCCAACAGGCGGTGATTGTGAAAGCCGCGAGCCGGCCGGCGGCGTTCGTCTATGCCCTCGCCAAAAGCGATGCGCGGCTGAACGAACTGGCCAAGATTGCCGATCCAATCAAATTCGCGGCGGCCATTGCCCGGATGGAAGGGGGAATCAAAGTGGTGAAAAAGCGCAAAATGCCGGCTCCCGACAAGCCGCTTAGTGGCAGCGGCCGGATGCCCGGCACCACCGACAAGCAATTGCAGAAACTTGAGGAAGCGGCCGAACGCACCGGCGACCGAACCGATTTAATCGCCTACAAAAAAAGGCTGGCGAATCGCGGAAAATAGCCAAAAACTGCCCCGATTCAATTGGCTGGCAAATGTTCAAATGTAGGCCGCAAAAATTGCGAATATGATTATCGCATAAAGCCGCAATCCAGCTTCCCCCGGCTGTGACAGGGGAGTCCTAGCAGCGGCCCGCCGGCTTCAAGCCGAGGTTTCATCAAACGCGAGAGCGAAGGGCTAGGGCAATGCCGAGCAAATTCACGCACGAAGAACGAGTCATGTTTGACGACATGCTCGAAGGCTTTGAAGACTTGCTGATTATCGCCAAGGCGGCCGAAAAATACACCCCGCCCGAGGCGATTGCGATGGAACGCCAGCTTGATAAATTCTGGCTTCCCGCCCCGCAAATCAGCGCCAGCTTCGACGGTTTCGACCAGACCGCCAATTTCATGGACGGCATTGAATTGTCGATCCCGGTTAGCATCGGCTTCCACAAATCGGTGCCGATCAAGCTGACCGCCAAGAATCTCCGCAACACCAGCTATATGAGCGGCAAGGGCAAGGCGGCCAAGCAACGGCTCGCTAGCGATATCAACATTGCGCTCTACAACACGGTCGCGCTGCAAGGCTCCGTGGTTCTGAAACAAACCACCGCGCCGACCGGCTTTGACGATATCGCGCTGGCCGATGCCGCCTTTACCGAAGTCGGCGTGCCACAGGCCGAACGGCTCTATTTTGCAGCGCCGCGCGTGGCCAATCTGATGGCCAGCGACCTCGCCAAACGGCAGACGTTCAGCGGCGAAGTCCAGAATGCTTATTCGCGCGCCAACATCGGCATCGACATTGCCGGCTTTGACGTTTTCAAGAACGACCAGAGCGTTCGCTTGGCAGCGGCCGGCGGCGGTGCCACCACCGTTACCGGCGCTAACCAATTTTGGGTTCCGGCAGCCTACTCGACCGCGACCACCGGCGAAATTTCCAACGTCGATAATCGCGGCCAAAACCTGACCATCACCGCCGCGACCTATGCCGCGATCAAGGTGGGCGATGCCTTCACCATGCTTGGCGTCAACGCGGTTCACATGATTACCAAGCAGGACACCGGGCAGCTTAAAACCTTCCGGGTTGTCGCCAAGCCGAGCGCCGGCGTTATCACCATCTATCCGGCGATCATTTCTGCTCAGGGCGGCACCACCGCCGAGAAGGAATATCAGAACGTCAGTGCGACCCCGGCCAACGGCGCGGTTATCACTTGGCTGAATACCGCCACCGCACCGCTCAACCCGTTTTTCGTGCGCGGCGCGCTGCTGCTCGTTCCTGGTTCCTTCACGGTCGATCCCGAGGATGGCTGGAACGTCATGCGGGCGACCACCGAAATGGGCATTGGAATCACCTATGCGCGGCAGGGCGAAATCAACGACTTGAGCGTTAAGGCGCGGTGGGACATTGATTTTGGAACGGCGCTGACCAACCCCGAAATGGCCGGCGTCCAACTGTTCAGCCAGATTTAGGGGTGGCCCCTCAAGGCCAAGAAAGGACAATGCAATGAGCGGCGAAATCTATCCCAAAATGCTCTACAAATCGGGCGACCAAGCCGAGGTTTTTGAGCAGAAAATCCCCGTCGATACGTTGGTGGTCGAAAGCGAGGAAGACCATGCCGCCGCGCTTTCCGAGGGCTGGCACGATACGCCCGGTCAAACCACCAAGCTGGCCTATCAGGAAGGTGGCGACCCGCCGACGCCCGAGGGCGGCTACCCGCCCGACCATGATTGGGACAAGGGCCGCGCCGGACAGGCCGGCCGGGCTGACCGCTTGGTAGGGGTTGAAGACCCGCCGCCCGAGGTTTTGGCAGCGCAAGAGGCATCCAAGAACGCGGTGACGTTCCCGCTTGGCAATCCGCCACGCCATGAAGACCCGAGCGTGCCCGGCCCGGCGGCCGAAACCGAAGGTGCCGCCGCGCTCAAGAAGAATCCCGGCGAACGCACCGCAGAGGCCGAAAAGGAATTTGTGGAGCAAGCCGAGCGGGCCGATGAGGAACGCGCCACCCCGCGCCGGGGCCGCCCGCGCAAGACCGAGGAAGAGAAACGGCAGGACGACGAAAGGGCGGATTTTGGCCGGAGTCCGGCAGACGCGGCGGCTCGCTCAAAAAAGTGAGGCGAAACAGGCGGTTCAATCGTTTCGGAACCCCCACCTTTTTGACAACGGGAGTTAAACGAATGACCGACAACAAAACGCCTACGTCACCGCCGGGCGGCGGCGAAGCCGACCGCAACAAGCCGGGCGTGACCGAAACCGATGTGGAGCGAGCAGCCCGCGAACAGCGCGAGCGCGAGCAAAGCGAAAAGGACGCGGCCAAGCCGTCTGACCGCTAAACAGGCACCCTTGACTAGAGGGTAATAACGGCCCGGTGGGAGCCGAGCGAAGCGATCCCACCACCCATTTTACGCCGCGCGCGCCCTACGTGGAGCAAAGGTGGGCGCGATGAGGGGGCCGGGGCTGGCCACGCGGCTCCGGCCCGGCAAATGTTCAAACGCGGGCACGCGCGCGGCGCTCTAAAATGCCGCCATGCCGATCATCATTGATATTGCCGAGCAAGGCCCGCCCAAGCGTCAAATCATCGAAATGGCGTTCAGCGAAATCGGTTCCGCCGGTTACGAATTTGGCCGCACCCCCGAGGAAGTCACCGACGCGCTTTCCCGCCTCAACGCGATGATGGCCGAATGGAAAAAGATGCGCGGCCTCGACCTTGGCTATGAGCAGCCGCCCTATGGCGTCGGCAACCCCGATGTCCTGTCCGGCATTCCACATGAAACATTGAATGTCGTGGCCAGCTATCTGGCGTTGCGGATTTGCCCGATGATGGGCGCTACCATGTCGCCCGAAGCCAAGGGCAATCTGACCCGTAGCCTGATGCTGCTCGAATCCCATTATGCCACCATTCCAACCATGCCGCTTAGCCGACACACGCTGGCCGGTGCCGGCAACAAAACCGGCGTCTATCGCGGCCCCTATTTCCACGAAACCGCCGAGGCGCTGAATCCGCCGGCCGAGACTGAAATCCCGTAGGCATGAACATCCCTTTGCTTTCCGGCATTGTCGGCGATGAAACCGCCGAGTTTCGCAAGAACTATCCGCTCAACCTAGAGCCGGTGGCGATGACCAATTACATCGCCAACAGCCAGCTTCGCGCGACCGCCGGCGCGGTTGGCTTTGTCACCGGGCCGGGGATCGACCGGGGCGGCGCTTACTTCAACGATATGCTCTATCGAGTCATGGGCACGCGGCTGGTGCGCTTGCGCCGCTCGAATGTGATTGATGATTTGGGCGACGTTGGCAGCGGCGGCCCGGTGACGTTCGCCATCGGCCCCGACCGGCTCGCTATCCGCAGCGCCGACCGGCTCTATTATTGGGATGATACCGCGCTCACCCAAGTGACGGACGTTGACCTGATTGCGTGCCATGATGTGATCTGGATTGACGGCTATTTCATGTCCACGGACGGCGCTTATGTCGTGGTCACGGAATTGAACGACCCGTTTGAAATCAAGCCGCTCAAATATGGCGCGGCCGAGGAAGACCCTGACCCAATCACCGGCCTGATTAAATTCCGCAACGAAGCCTATGTGCTTGGCCGCCACACCATCCAGGTATTCCGCAATGCCGGCACTCAGGGCTTCCCGTTTATCACCACGCGCGGCGCGACCATCCCGCACGGCTGCGTCGGGGCAATGGCCAAATGCCTGTTCGCTGACAGCTTCGCCTTCATCGGCGGTGCGCGTGGCGAGGCCATCGGCGTTTTTGTCGCCGGGGCGGGCACCGCCACGCGCATTTCCACGCGCGCGATTGATGATGAACTGGCCAAGGTTGAAGACCCGAGCAGCATAATTCTGGAAAACCGCGCGCACCGGAATGAGCGGCGGCTGTTCGTTCACCTTCCGACCAAGACTTTGGTTTTTTGCGGCAACGCCTCGACCGTTTTGGAGGAAGCGATTTGGTATGTCGCGCAAAGCGGCGTCAACAAGCCCTATCGCTTGCGCTACGCGGTGGACGCCTATGGCCGGATCATCGTCGCCGACACCGAAACCGCGCTGCTCGGCGATTTGACCTACAATGTTTGCACCCATTTCGGCGAGAGCGCGCAATGGGCTTTCGATGCCGGGATTGTTTACAACGAAAGCAAGGGCGGCATCGTTCACAGCCTCGAATTGGTGGGCCTTCATGGCCGCGCGCCAACCGGCGTCAACGGCACCGCTTGGCTGAGCATGACGCGCGATGGCGAAAACTATACCACCGAGCGCGCACTGCCGATGGGCAGCGGCGGCGCGCACGGCTACCGGCTGCAATGGCGGCCGCGCACATCGTTCCGCAACTACATTGGGTTCCACTTCCGTGGCCTTAGCCCGGCCATGCCAGGCTTCGCCGCGCTGCAAGCCGATGTCCGGCCATTGGCGGTTTAGATGGATCGGGAAACCGGCTCGATTCCACGCGATTTGCTGGAAAAATACTTCAAGGAAGACCCGCGCCTGATTGCCGCCTTTGAAGACCAATCCATCGCCGTTGCGCAAACCATTGAAGTGGTGGACGGTGCCGTGACCGCGACCACCAGATTGCAGGATGCAACGGTGGTCACGCTCAGCCCCAATGATGAACTCAATAACGAATTTATTATGACCGGCGGCGATGGCACCGATCTTTCGGTGGTGCCGGGCAGCGTCAAGGTCGATGTGGACGAAACGGTGGCGCGGGTGACGAACGATAGCGTCACGTTCGTTCCGCCGGGCCATGTCACTTTGTTCCTGCCGGCCGAGGGCACGCTGATAAGCGCCGAGCAGCCGGCCACGCTCTACGCCAAAACCCTCGACAAACCGACCTTCACCGCGCCGGTTATCATTAACGGCTTGGTGACTGCCGACACCGACGCCGCCGCTGCTGCTGCTGGCGTGCCGGTTCACGGCCTCTACCTAGACGGCAATCACGTTTGTTTGCGGCGCACCTAACACCCCGGCAAATGTTCAAACGCGCGCCATGTCCGCGCCCGTTATTTTGCTGGCATGGCATTATTCGGAGCATTGGGCGGCTTGATCGGCGGAGCCAAGGCCAAGAAGTCTTCAAAGAAGGCGGCCAAGGCGCAAATCGCCGGGATGCAGCAAGGCATCGGCGAACAGCAACGGCAGTTGGGCGTCACCACCGGCATGTTCCAGCCGTGGCTTCAAGGCGGCACCGAAGCGGCTGGCATGTATGGCAATTTGGTGGGCACCGGCGGTTGGGATGCTCAGCAAGAGGCCATCAACCAGCTTCAAGCTTCGCCATTTTACCAATCGCTCTATCGCAACGGCGAGGAAGCTTTGTTGCAGAACGCCAGCGCGACCGGCGGGCTTCGCGGCGGCAACACCGAACGCAGCCTAGCCGACTTTGGCGCGGACACGCTTTCGACCACGATTGACCGCCAACTGAGCGCCTTGGGCGGCCTCTCGCAACAGGGTTACAATGCGGCTGGCGCGCTTGGCGGCTTTGGCGCGAACACCGCCAACAACGTTACCAGCCTGTTGACCGGGCAGGGACAGGCCAAGGCCGACGACATCATGCGCCGCGCCGCGATCACCGCGAATATGTGGCAGACCGGCGGCGGCTTCCTCGATTCAGCCGCGTCGGCCATCGCCGGCGGCATCGGTGCCGGCGGCGGCTTTGGCGCGATGGGCGCGGGCGGCGCGCCGTTTGACATGGCCGCGTTCGGCAACAGCATGTTTGGGATGCCGGGCATGTTCGGCGGCGGGGCGGCACCGGCCGGCGGCTTTCCTGGTTATATGATGGGCGCTCCCAACGCGGGAATTAACGCTTCCACCGGAATCGGCGGTTGGGGCGGATTTGCAGCGAATAATTAGATGGCCGATGGGATTGGATATAGCCCGCTCGACATTCAAGGAGCGGTTGGGTTTGCGAACAGCGTAGTGCCCGATTACGCGCGCCAGCAATTGCTACAGCGGCAAGCGGCGGTGAACGAGCGCACCATCGCCATGCAGCAGCAGCAAGAGGCGCGGTTGACGGCAGCGCAACAGGCCAAGAATGCCGCGCTGGCCCAACAGCAGCAGCAAGTTGAGGAATTGCTACGCGACCCTTCCCCGACCAATATGTTCAATTACGCGATGCGCAATCCCGGCGTTGCCAACGAAGCCAAGGCGACTTGGGACACAATGGACACGGCCACGCGCAAGGCCAAGTTTCAGGAAGCTTCGGAAATTTATACGTTGGGGCTACGCGACCCGAAAGCCGCCGCCGCCGCCTTGCGCGCACGCCACAACCCCGGCGATCCACAGGACGAAGACGACGAAGCGATGGCCGCCTTGCTGGAAGGCGACGAAGCCTCAGTCAAAAGGGCTTGGGCGCTGATGAACATTCACACGATGGCCGCCAGCGACGACCCGGAAAAATTCGCAGCGGAGGCGTCGAAATTCTGGAAGCCCGCTTACAAGGAAGTTGGCGATGTCATTGTTGACGAAAACACCGGCGAAGCTTTCCTAGGCCCATATCAGAAAGTCACGCCCGGCCCGGCCGGTTTCTATCCGCACGAGACACCGCCGGGCTTCCGGATTCTTGGCGGCGGAACGGCTCTAGCCCCGGCGGCGGCGGCCCCGGATGGCGGCGGTGCGCCAGCCGGGCCGGGCGAGGTAGTTGGCACGACTCCGGGCGGCACGCCGGTTACGGGCGGGCAGGACAATAACACCGGGCTTAAGATCGTCACCAGCGACAGGTGGAAGCCGGGCACGGTGGCCTATGTGACCCGCTCCCAACAGGAATATGCCAAGGTTCCCAACGGCGCATTTTATATTGACCCGAAAGGCAATTTCCGTGGCCCGAAGGGCGGAGGGGCAAAATAATGGCCCTACCGTGGGAATCCGACCCGATTGTAGAGGAAAGCACGTTCCTTAAATCCGCGCCCGCGCCAACCGCCGCCGCGCCAGCGGTTCGCGGCCAAGCGGGCTTGGCGGCCGGCGGCCAAGTGCAAGGCATGGTCGATCTGACCAAGCAGCGCCACATTCCTGACCCCGCTCTTGTCGTTTCCACTGGCCACAACCCGTCGAGAGCATGGGAAGTTGATGCAGCCGGCGCTTGGTATGACACCGGGCCAAGCACGCGCGCGCCGACCAAAGGGCAAGACGCGCTCGATGAAGCGTTCGCCAAGGATTACGCGCAATGGCGAACAATCGGGCAAGCCGATGCCACCAAGCAGTTGAACGCGCTTGGTGGTGCCAAGGAGCGGCTGAAAGACGAGCAGCTTACCGGCCCGTGGATTGGCATGGCCCCCGACAGGCTGCTCAATTTTCTCAACCCCGATGCGGTGGATATCCGCGACACCGTGCAGGAAGTCGCGCAGCGTTCGCTTCGGGAAGTGTTGGGCGCGCAGTTTGCCGAGAAGGAAGGCGAGAAGCTGATTGCCCGCGCCTACAACCAGGCGCTCCCCGAGAAAATCAATCGCCGCCGGGTTGGCGCGCTGTTGAAACAGATTCAATCGGCCGCCGAGCAGAAAGAAAGCGCCGCCCGATATTTTGAGGCGAACGGCACGCTTAAGGGATGGGAAGGCAAGTTGTGGTCGATGGACGACTTCAACCCCGAGGCCGGCGATGATGAAGACGCGCCACCACCGCCGCCGCCGGGAACGCCAGAAACTCCGCCCGCCGCCGATGGCACGGTGCCGCCAGCGCCCGGTGCCGAGCGGCCAGCGCGCGGTGAAATCGAGTTTGGGGTC